TTGGTGGCGGATACATCTTTGATTTTAGTTTCTTTTTTTTCGCGATCCGAATCCGATCTTTTTCTGCTTGTGACATCGTTCGCGTTGCTTCCGGTTGTTTTTCCTTTTTTTTATCCTTCGATTTCTTTTCAGCTTTAGATAAAGCCTTTCTTCCTACGTTTAATATTTTTTCTAAATTTACAGTAAGTGTCATTGGTTAGAAGCGTCTTGCATTAAACTTTGTGCTTTAGCTACGTCTACTCCACCAGAAGCTGCTCTTTCCATATCTTGTTTCTGCATCTCACCTTCTTGTGCTTTCATTCTAGCTTGTCTTATTTGTTGTACTTTGGCTTTACCTTCGAGGATTACTTCTGGAGCATCTAGTAAGTCATGAGCCCATTCGAAGTATTCGTCTCCATTAAAATTATCTGCCATTTCTGGTTTAATATTAATAAGAGGAACAAAAGCCTCTAGTAATCTAGTAACATTCTGTAATTGAGTAGCTTTCTGGGCTCTTGCAACAGGAGAAGAATATTCTATATCTATACCTCTTCCCTTTAAACTATCAGGAATAGGAGGAATAATCTTTTGACGGTTAGCGATATGGTAAGTTCTACGAATCATTGGAGCTAAGAATTCAACTTGCATACGTCCTGTCATAGGCGCTATATTCCTCATCTTTTCTTCTTGACGAGACATAACTTCAGTAGCAGTCATTTCAGGACCATCTTCTTTCATACGCATTATATCTATATGGAAGACTCTCATTATATGCTCATGCCTGTTCTTTAATAGATCGAACCCGATATCAAGACGGCCTGCGACAGGAAGAGGCTCAATACGATCTTGCGAGCCAGATCTATAGAAGTTAATGCCCGCGGGTGTAGTTCTAATGGGGAGGAGAAATCCATCATCAGGAACCATAAGCGGCGGATCAGTAACTTTCTGTCCGGACTTAATAATAGTCTTCATCATCTCATTGACCATCTTAATATCGGGCAGCGCAGTGGACCCTGGTCCACGTCCATAAGTTTCTTCTGCTGTTTTCTGCCATCGAGGAACTACGTACGGAAAAACATCGTAACCAGATTCTTCAAGGATTGCTTTTTCACTTCCAAGGAAGATGAAAACAGAGATATATTCTTTGTTAGTGCTCTTAACAGAATCAGGTAAGAACTGGTCGTTAGGTTCGACGATGTGGAGACATTCGTGTTCTTCATATGGTTTCTTTTTAAATACTTCAACTTGTTCTTTAGAGAAGACACCTTCATATTTCTCCATAATCTGTCGTGCAGTCATTAAGTATGTTCTATATACAGTGTTTACTTTGCCATCCATTCCTTCTGCAATGTAACAGTTGCCTAAATGAAATGTCTGGAAATTAATTCCTTTAGACTGATCTTCAATTAACATTACTGAAGTTCCAAACGCCCCTATGTCTAAGTAGAGTTCATGAGTTTGCGGAGTAAAATTAGTATGCGGTGAATTAAATACATGATCATATAAAATACTCTCCACTTTTTCTAAATATTCTCTGGAAGATCTTTGCTCATTTAGTTTAGCGTCAGACATTTTTAATTTAAACCAACGCTGTGTAGGAGAAGTAAGAAATCCTGCGAGTCCTGCAGCTAGTTGCTCATTGGCCCATGGTCCAGTGCCATCGTATATAAGGTCATGTCGTGGGGCTCCTTTCGCGCGAGTAACAGTAAAGTCACCTCTAGTAGGAAGAATATAGTTAGTGATGTCATTCCAGACACCTTCCCAATTAGATCGCAAGGTTCTTAACTGCTCAAAACGACCTGTATAAATATCTATTTTATCACGATCACTCGGGTTAAGCATAACTTCCTCCAAGTTTAGTTTTGTTTACACTTGCCGCTTCTCCTAACAATTGACCTTCACGATTTTGTTTTGTTAGAACAGTTCCTTGTCGCGTGGTGCGCTGAGCCAATGTCATTTTGTATCTTTCTCTTGATTGTGCAATTTTTGGATCCTCTTGATCCGCTGACGGCGCCGGAGGGGGTGTCGGTAGAGGAGGAGGAGTTGGTATTGAAGGTGATCCGCCCATGGTTAGATTCCTATTATATTATATTCATGCTCAGCATGTGTTGGTAATGGCTCTCTCTTCATAGTTTCCCTTCGAACAGAAAGAGCAAGATAGCGCAAAGCATCCATAAAATCAGAAGTCCAGTCATGGTAAGGACGATCGTGAAAGCAACGTTTCTTATCATCCCATTCTTTTCTATACTGTCTAGACGCCTCAATAAGATGCTCCGTATTCCTGTCTTCATTCCAGTATATCCTCGACATTATAGATCGCACTGCTTCAATACCGTCTTCGATGGAAACTTTCGGGACCACCCTGAAACGGAGTCCCAATGATTGTGCAGTCTCGAGGCGCGTTCGACCCGTTGAGAGGTCCTTGGCCATGATGTCATGTGGCGCATAATGATTCCCGTATACGTATTGTGATCGATGCCCCTTTTCCAAGATGTTAACATAGTGTTGTAAACCCTCTCCTGAATTAGAATAGCAATCTACTATACGTATTTGATGACCAAGCACCTGGTAAAATAGAATAACGGTTTGATCCCCTATTCCTAAGTCCCAAGCGGTATTGACCATCAATTGGCTGTCATACGGAAATTGGCCAACACGCCCAGTGTCAAGCGCTGCTTTCATATGATTTCCGTAATACGCTCCTACGAGCGCCGCATCGAACGAACAAAAGAATTCCTGTTGAATAAGTTCTTCAGGCATTCCTGCTTCTCGCTCTTCGTCAATCGCTGCAATAGGCACTGCCATTGTATCATTAACTGATAGAACTTGTGTGAACCATTTTTTGTTTTTCTTTGCGTGGTTTAATAATGTATACCCATGGTTTCTCCCGCGTGGAGTATAAATAAAAACAGCCCAACCTTCATTTTCTAAAAGGATAGGCCGGATGTAGTCCCACGCTCTGGGATCTTGTAAGGCGTACTCAGACAATATAATGCCGATAGGATTAGCACCAACCAAACGATCTGGGTTATCCGATCCGACCACTTGGTAGATAGATCCAGTTTTAAACGTGACGCGCATTTCTGTATTATTGACGGCAACTATATTTTCCTTTGGGAAATGTGAAATAAATTTTCTACCCGTCTTTGTCATTCCCTCCCACGCAATCTTTCTTCCTTGATTGTACGTAGGAAACAAATGCCAATATAAACCTGGCCTCATTATACTACAAACTGATATCCAATTAATACCTGTTAGATCTTTCCCAGCGCGACGGTGCCATACGCAGATGGCTCTCTTTCCCCCGGATTCTAGGTACTGGAATAATGGTAACTGATACTCGCGAGGAGTCCAGTCTACTGGGACCTTACATTTTGCCATAAATTATTTAAGTGCTGTGTTATCAGATTCAACGACAATTACCTTAACGGTCATTGGACCAGCTATACCGTTGTACTGTAAATCAACCGCGTCTCCAGAACCATATAACATCTCGAACTGATACATCGTGTCAGCTGTCGTCATTGTCCCCAGAATTATCGTCTGACTTACACTGTTGTTTACCACAATTGCCCTTAGGTTTGCTGCTCCGGTTGCTGGTGTTATCTGTATCGTTATCTTTAGTGGTCTTCCGTCCTTGTGATTTACTGCTCCGTCGTACGTGAACGCTGTCGAGAACAGGTCCGTGTTCACCGCCGTCGACACTTTGTTGATTGTTCCCAATATCCTTGAGGCCATTACTCATTCCTCCAAAGTTAATTATTTGAAACCCTAACGGGGTTCCATCTTCTCCAACACTATGCTCCATAGATCTGAGTTTGGGAGCGACATACTGCGCGAGCTCCTTAAGACACGGGACTCGTACCTCGACTCCATAGAAGTAGTCGCCATTCGTTCCCCTCTTAGTACAAATGTCTGCCAACCCTTCGAAAGGATCACAGCCCATTTTTTCCAGTATCTCTTGAACATGCTTAATTCTCCTTGTACCAGATGTCTGTACTTTCGGTAATTTAGTACCCATTAAAAGATTATACACTATAAAAATCAATTTGTTAACTAAAAATGCATATTTTTTTCTAAGTTAGATATTGAATAATTCACCCCACCCCAATGTCCAAGTCGTAAAAAAGATTTGATTGATGTCTACGAGGCCCCCCCGGGGCCCTTTTTAATGAATAGTTGAATTTAGTACCGCGTGTGGCGGATCCACACATCTAATAGAAGGAGTATCATCATGAGTAAGAAGAAATGTTTAGAGTGTGCTAAAGAGTTGACAGTGGTAATTAAGTATGTACCACATCACCGTCGTGAAATGCAGCGAGCGTATGCATGCTTCAGTTGTGGCGTGTATGATGCTGACAGCATCGAAGACGAGCTCTTTAGAGAGATCGGTGGTCACATACACCGAGAACAACTGTTATAGATTACTGTAACAGGGTAGTAACCAGACCTGGTTACCAGGCTGGAATGTAGTATCCATTAACAAGGAGTAAATTATGACTAAGAAGAACGTAGTACCTACAATCAATGCATCTTCTGGTGCGGTAACGATGTCTAAAGCTGATGCTTTGGCGGCTCATAAAGAGTTGGCTAAGGTTCATAAGAAGACATCCTCTTACGGTAAGCAGTTCAGGCCTCTCGTGAGTCTTGAAGAAGCTGCTAACCTCCCGATGCAGGCTCAGCGTCTTGCTGTCTTGAAAGCGATAATCATCGCTGCTAAGACACTCGGTAAGGACTGGGTACCTGCTAAGGACGTCATCGAGGTTGCGATGCGCGTTCAGAACTCTGATGGATCGCTGAATCATGGATTCTTATTCATGCCTAAGCGCTTCGATGTTACGGAGGAAACTGAGGGTACTTCTGAGCACAGAAAGCACGTCACTAACGTGATACGCTTCTATGACTCTAAGGAGTGGCATCAAGCTAAAGACGGTACAGACATCTATGATGTCCGTTAGTCTATAGTACGGTATCATCTCCCCTTCGGGGGAGGTGGTACCACTAGTGTAGATTAATATGGCAGCAAGAAAGCCTCTTAAGTGTAGGAGGCCTGGAGTCTATTATCATTCATTGGGCGCCGAGGCCGCACCGCCAACCCACCACTGCCTTGGCATCACCACATCGCGGCCATGACCGCCAACCGCGCACCACCGTTCATGGTACAGGGCTCGCCGCGCTACAAATGTATGCTTTAACCGGATCGCCAAAAGGGCCAAATCTGAGCTGATTATTGGATGATTGGTATATAGGGAAAAAAAATAAAAAAAAATAAAAATAAAGGTAAAACATCCAATAACCCAATAACTATCATCTAATTAACTGCAAATATCCATATAAATAAAGAGGTTATTAGATTATTGGTTATATATTGGGTGGCCCTCGGTTATTGGGCCGAAGCCAATAAATATCTCAGTATGGAACAAAGGCGAACCTTTTTTGTTTACTTTTGGGGCTCCATTTATTATAATATAATTAATAAACAAACAAATAAATGTTTGTTAGCAGTTAATAGAAAGGAGAATATTATGGCGTTTAAAAAAGAGATGAAAGGGTCGGAATTCGACCGACGTAATAAAGAGAGGCGGGAACGTATATCAGACGAACTGGTAAACGATCCGTACGAAGGTACGTCTTCGACCTCGGCAAGGGATTTAGAAGTTCTATTTGAGGATGTGTTAGCGTTAAATAAAAAGTATGGTACGGCATTTGACGCACATATGCCACAGGAAGAAATATGTAATCTTCAGACATTGGAAGATTATATTGGCGCTTGTTATAATAATTATAATTCTGATGCGGAGGCAAATAAAGATGTCTGAAAATCAATTGTTTGTAAAGGGTAGTGTTGAAGATACATTGGAACAGATATATCAGAGGTTGGAGAAAGAGTACGAATACGCAGATAAGGCGAAGCATCTGAATACGCTCCAAGAAGTAATGGTTACATTGTCGGCTGAGGGATGGCCAAATATAAAGAAATGGTATCATGGAGAATAACGGAAGACCAGATAAAGATCGTGTGACAGAAGCTGTCCGGGATGCAGAATTTGCATTCTGGGCAGTCATCGTTCAGGCTTTTCCTGAGATTAAAAGAGGAGAAGTATCCCCGTGGGAAGCGATGTTATTTGAGAGCGAACTTGAAGACGCTGTAAGGAGATGGTATCATGACAACAAAGATGATGAACCAGAACATTTATGAATTGATGCTAGAAGAGTGGGACAGTTATGAAGATAACTGGATTATCAAGATGCAGGCTGAAGGGTTAGTAAAGCCTACTTTATCTGAAAAGGAGTACAATCAGCTGTTTGATTTGTTAACGTACTTCGAAAATTAGAAAGGAGAATCATGGCTAAATGGATAACGATTAAATACGAAGGCAGCAAGTGTAAAGCATGTGGAGTACCTTTTACCATTGGTGAAAAAGCCAATTGGTATAAGTCTGGAACAGCCTTTCATAAGTCTGAATGGAAAGAAGTTGATGGCAGATTTGTGGCAACAGGGTGTATCTCGAAAGGGGTATAAATGATTTAAAACTGTAATCTTTTTCGTTTACTTTTGGTGTACCACGATTTATAATGAATTTAATCCAAATTTTCAACAAGGAGAAAGAAATGAACACAAAGAAAGAAGAAGCAAAGAATGTAGCAGTTAAAGAAGTAAAGAAAAGCAAGAACCATCCTTCTGGATACGATTTCAGTAAGGTTGGAGAACTTGGTACTCTTCGTGTGAGCCGTAATGGTAAAGACAAGAAGCCAGCAGCACAGCTCGTAGAACTTATTAAGTTCGTGAAAAACAATAAGATCGTTTCAATCTCACGTAAGGACTTCTACGACAAAGTTAACGTGATCAATCAGCAGAAACAAGATTCTAAAGAGCAAGCTCAAATGAGAGAACTATACCCGCAACTTGAAAAATCAGTACAGACCATTCAGGCAGTGAGCAACTTCTACTGGGTTCGTGGTGATATCAAACAGCTCGGAGTTGTAGCAGTTAATGCGTAAAGATTTCAGCGACGTTGAAATCGGGTTTATGATCCTGGCAATAGCAGTAGGAACTAGCTTCCTGCTGCTAATGACAGCAATATTATTGAATTAGTTTTCGAGCCTCAAGTAGGGCTTCGGCTCCCTGCTTGAAGTGTTGTGTTGCCTCCGGACAGGTAGGGTCCTATGCCCTGCCTGTCCACCTATATTGAACTAATTTCGGGGGAGTCGGGGATATGTCTACACGAGAGGAAAGCATGGTTCACTTTCCTGGATATGTCCTCGACTCATTTCCCAAACCTTAAGAAAGGATAACCATGACTGCAAACGTAGAAACCATGGCGTATGCTGGTGAAAAGCCTTGGCATGGAATAGGTACTCAGGTCTCTGAAGAGCTGATGCCTCTTGAAATGCTTAAATCAGCGAAACTAGATTGGAAAGTAATAAAGAAGAATGTGTATTTTGAGCATGATGGACGTTACATTCAAGCTGATACACGAAACCATGTTTTAGTTCGTAGTGACAACAACAAGGTCCTTGGACCGGCTGGACCTGAATATGTTCCCTTTCAAAATGAAGAAGTTATTGATTTCTATACGAAATTCTGCGAAGCTGGTCACATGACAATGGAGACCATGGGGTCTCTAAACGAAGGACGTCACGTTTTTGCCTTAGCTAAATTAAAAGATTATTTTGTTATCAAAGGTGACGACAAGACTGATGCCTATCTTCTCATCTCTCATCCACATGAGTGGGGAAAAGCTGATAAGTTTCTTTTCACTCCAATCCGAGTAGTTTGTCAAAACACCCTTACAATGGCTCTTGGGAAAGTTGGTGAATCCTATAGAGTTCCGCACATCCAACCCTTCACAGACGATATCAAACTGAAAGTTGAAGAAGCTCTGGGCATTTGTTCAGAACAGCTTAAAGAATTAAAAGTTCGTGCTGAGCGTTTAGTTAGTGTACAATACAGCGAGAAGAAATTGCAAGAATATGTTGCTAAATTATATCAGCCTGAATTAATTAAGAAGAAAGAAAAGAATCTTCTTGGTAACTTTAGACCAATCGCTGATGATGTTTATACTGCAGTTCAACGCCAGCCACGTATTAAAGCCTCTCATGGAACATGGTGGGAAGCCTTCAATGGAGTTACATGGTACATTGATCACGAATCTGGTCGCGAGCAAGAAAAGAGGCTAGAGAGTGCGTGGTTCGGAACTAAAGCATCAACAAAGCGAGAAGCATTGGATCTCGCATTGGAAATGGCTAAGTAGCATCGTCATAGTGCTGCTCCTTGGGTCGAGTTGTCAGGAACAACAAGAGGTGCGTGTATCGCCAAATTCTTACTATATTCTGGAGACCACGACGCGTCTGCCTGGAAGAGTATGGTTTGATGAGTCGCCGGCATTCTCTCGTTGTTCTTGTGACTCGGCTACTTATTGTTTAACAGATGAAGACGTTATGATCGTCCACATGATTTATGCGCAAAACAATCAAAAAACAAATCGCAGAATTACAGATTGAGGATCCAATAGAAGTTTTTTGGAATGATGCGGGTGATCTCGATGGCTCTGGAGACGAAACTACCGCTTGGAGGCAATATGATGAAGCCTTAAATGCGTTAAAAGAAATCCCAGTTAAAACCGTTGGTTATTTTTTCAAAGCAACAAAGCACTCATTATTTATGGTGCATAACATAGAGTATCAAGAAAGTAAAGAAAAATATATTGCAAACAGATGTGTGATCCCAATAGGATGCATCACTGACATAAAGAGGTACTAATGGACACTGACCGAGAAGAAGCACTACGGAAGTATACAAAAGTATGGAATGATCGTAGTTACGAAGAGAATTCTTTCTATTACAGAGGAGGAGCCACGTGTGTAAAAAACGTTATTGCTGAATTAGGTATGAAAGAAAAAGAACATATTACTGATTGGGGCTGTGGTTCAGGACTCACTGCTAAATTATTTATTAATCAAGGATTTTTTCTACACGCTATAGACCTTGCTCCTAATTGCTTATCAGAGAAACTTGAAGAACAAACACGCTTTTATTTTTCTCAAGAATGTTTATGGGACCTATCAGATAAAGTCACTGATAGTGAATGGCTTATCTGTAATTATGTCTTAGAGCATTTACCAGAAAAGAAAATGCACGCTGTTTTATATCAAATGCACAAGAAAACAAAGAAAGGAGGTTTCTTTTCGATATCTTTAATAGAAGATGAATGGGGTCCAAAGAAGATGAATGAAGGTCTTCACTTGACAGTAAGAGCAGCCCGATGGTGGTACCT